TAGTTACCAACAAGAATCATTAACGCACGCTATTCCGTTTTTGAAACTCAAGTATATCTAATTTGTTAGGAATTACCAAAATCATTCCTTCAATAAGATCAGTCAATGGGTTTTCAATTCCATTCCAAGCTAAAATTACCCACCACAAATTATCAGACCCATAGTTTTTCTTACTAATTCTCCACGGCCTCATTAGATCTGAAGCATCAACCCTATAATGAGTTGGATTATACCGCATGGTAAAACTAGATAGGGAATTCCAAAGGTGGTCAAGTTCTTCTTCACCATCAACTGTTACTTTATTATAAAAAATACAACGATTCATAGACTCTACCCAACAGAAAGAACTCCCTTAGTGTACATCTTATCCAATTCTTCCGTAGTTGTCATTTCATATGTTTCAAACGTTATATTTACTGATGCACTAATTGGATCATCACTGATTGACATTTTAGGGGGTACCATAACTTTTACATTATTAACTATAACATTATAAAATGTTAAAAATCTGCCAATTTCTACAATAATAACATCACCACCATTAAGCCTTTCCTTAGTTGCATTAACCCCAACCCCACCACCAAGATCTCCAGCGGATCTTAAATTCAAAACCCCTTCCGTTGTAAATGGCGTTGGTCCTGGTGGAATTAAGATTGGGGTCTTACTAAGGGCCGTTCCAATTTTTCCAGCGTCCAAACTATTAAAAGCATTTGCCATTCCAATTACATCAGTTCCCTCTCCCCCGGATGGATCACTTGGACAACAAATCTTCTGAAGCGTCTTAAATGCTTCAGTTACTTCTTTTGATGAATCAGATATAGATTCAAACTTCATATTTAAAGATAAGGAAATCGGAGTTGTTCCCATCCATACTCTTCTACTTGAAGCCTTAGTAATTAACGACCTATGACCCAAAGTGGCTAGCTGTGTGTATAAATTTCCCGTATTAAGTAACGTGGTTGGAATAAATGGTTCCCATTTTGATGAAATATCCATCTGAATTGGGTCTTGTAGTATTGATATAACTGAACATTGATTCCTAATACTAGAAACCGTAACCAAATATCCCTCAGGAACCTTAGCTCCATCCGGGGTCACATACCCAACTGTTTTCCAACCGCCAGAGGAGGAATAGTTACTTTCCAAACCACTAACAAACCTAGTTGAGTGGATTTGTTTAGTCTGACCTTTGTTTATAGAACTATCTTGTTTATCTCTCATCAACTGTCAACCTTCCGGAGGACAACGCATTAATTAACGGATCTGCAGCATCATACTGATTGCCAGATGGTGATAACTTTACCTGTTGAAACGGCTGATTAATTGAACCAATTCGAACGTTAAACTCCTCAAAATTTTTATTAAACCCATCCAACCAGCTTGGCTTATCAGACGCACTACTACTACCACCACTACCACCACCACCACTTTGGGGGATTTTAGGACCAAACCGATTTTCATAATCCTTTACTATATCACTTATTGGCTGTACTTCTGGTCTTTTATACCCAGCCAATTTCTTTGCAATAAGATTTATTCCCGCAACAATTGGTATGTGCTTGAGTGGACCAATAGACGAAAGAGGCTCTTTCATTGTTGCAACTTGACGGATTGATTCCTGGTGGGTTCTCTTATTAGCTGCCATCTCCTTTATGTATTCTGGACTAGTGGTCCCAGGGGCATTTGCTGCAGCCCTAGCTTCCATTTTTAGTGTAATTTTTTTAAGTCCTGACGATGCAGAAATTAATTGATCTGCTGCATCTTCTTTTTTCTTCCATGCATTAAATGCTTTGTACACCTCATAACCGGCAAAAGTAAAAGCCCCAGCAACACCCGCAGCCTTAAACCCACCTACTATTCCTTTAGAAAATAAACTTGATACTACACCCACCCCTGGGAGACTCATTGACCTAAGTCCGGATTTGGATCCAGGTCTTGTCAAACCCTTCATCCTATCTATTAGTTCTCGTGTCCATTTTGCCTTATATGCTTTATCATTAAAGAATTTGAACAACCCATTATCAGCTTCGTGCCTAAACCTTTCACGTGGATCAATACCACCTGAAATTCCGGATCCACCACGAATGGAATCACTGGATTGACCACCATATGTTGAAGATCCTGATCTATCAACAGATCTCTTTTTCAGTAATCCACCCAACAATTCACCAGCAACATTAGCAATGGGAGTAAATGGACCAAATGCAGCAACCTTAATACCTTCTTTTATACCACCCAACATTTCTTTTGTTTTTGGATATTTGCCGCGTCCCCCCGATTTTTTAACAGACTTTGCAATGGACTTAGAAACCTTCTTCTTAGTTAAATTCAAATCCTCCTTTGATACTCCAGTTTTGCTTTCTACATCCTTTATATCATCCCTAAATTCCTCTGACCCCCCAATTTGATTAAAAAGAAAATCCTTATTATCCTCAATTAAAGAGGATAAATCTTTAATTGCTTTCCCATCTGATCTTTTTATTTCACCGGCAGAAATAGCATCTTCAATAATTGAAAGAATGCGTTTTATTGATTTAATTGTAACATTTACTATATCACCAAGTTCTCCAGAAGCATATAACTTTTTTAACTCAGCAAAAAATGGTAAATATTCATATCTATACCTTCTGTACAGGATAGAAAAAATTCTATCACTTACGTCGTCAATCTTAATAAACTTACTGCCAAACCAAGGATTTTTAAACGTGGTACTACTCCTTATTGGAATTTCCTACTTGTTTTCTTAATCTCTCATGAAACCAAGATATTTTCTTAACCCCCATACTCCTAACTTCTTCTATAGAAAAACCCCCGTAATACTTTAAATCAAATTCCCTCTCCAATAAACTCTGTAAGGGTGTTGCCCCTCGGAAAAATGATGTCAAGTCGAAAGGGTATGCTTGTTTGGTCCTCCTCACCACATTCTTGACACTTAAACTTTACCCTCATATCAGGACCATGATCAAATTTCTCATGGAATGCCCGAATTTTTGCTAAATCCATAGCCTGCAAATTACTAAGAAATTCAATTCTTTCAAGAATATTTGTATCATCAACCATTGTCCTTGCACATCTAAATATTAACCCATTCTTTTCACTTGATTCAAAATTGCATGCTGCAATTTCATCATTAACTGTCAAAAGTCTGAGTTTAACCACTTTACCCGATACAGGGAGGGTAACATCATGTGGAAATGTCATATCATCAGGAATGGATATTACATCCAATTCTCTCAAATCAACTTTAAATGACACTTCACTTAGACAATGACTACAAATGGCACTTTCCCTAATAAACCCACCATATGACTGAATGTACTCCCAAATCATGATATACTGTCTATCACCAAGAGTTAGTTCACCAGGATCAATCCCCTTAACCGCGTCCTTTAAGATATTAATATACTTATAATCCGGGTTTGCTGGACTAACCTCTGACAGATACACTTCATCACGTCCTATATAGGGTCTAACCAAAATTTCCCCGGGATTAACCAAGTACTGCCTACAATTACTAGGAAGACTGATAGGAAGGAAGGGCTCTAAATTACTCATTTTGTCCTCTCATTAACAAATTTATAAACCGATTTTAGAACTTACTGTTTTACCGAGAATATCACCAGCCACCCTGGTAATTCCATCCCTAATTGACCCAATTAAAGATTCGTTCACTACTGAATCAAAACTTATTTCAACATCATACCTAAGAACATTTTCCACAGCGTATGAAGCCGAAATTTTTGGTAATGCCTTAGGAAATGCCCCAATAATAGAGAACTGAGACGATTGTATTCCAGTTCTATCATATAAGCATACAAATATTCTCTTAGCATAATTATTCTTTGGGTAATAATACCCAAGATCATCAATTGCTAATCTCCTCCACTCCTTAAAATAATCATATACTGAATTATCAATTGGGACAATAAAAGTCAAATTTGCAGATGTTACGTCCTGTAACCCAGCATAAAACCTTTGAAATGCTCCATATCGTACCTTTGACATCTCAACCATACTGTAATCACCAAACTGCACATCCTGACAGTATTGGGATACTAACGGCCCAATGATTCCATTAATACTGCTGGTCATCATTAATTGCCAATTATATGACCGTTGCAACATCCAAGTCCTAGTTGTCACAGAACCAAGAACACCAGGGATATCAAACTTTAAAAGTTGAGACATTAATTCTTCCTGGTCCAAATATCATAACTCCACGTTACCGAATACTTAACAACGGATTCATCATCATAGGAAAGCGGAGTATCATCCATCATTTCCGGGTATCCACCAATCAATCTTATTTGAGTTGTCATTGCACCAGGAGCATCCACCATTAAAAGATAAATATCCGATTTTATTAATATATCTGGGCTACCTATTCCAGATACATCACTTTGCATTGCCTGTCTCCACGCATAGATTGCATCAAATACCTTTTTATCAGTTCCCTCAACAAATGTACATACCCAAGTGTGGGTCATATTGAGTTTTCCCGGGACTTTCATTCCAGGTGTCTGCTTAAATGGAATAAGTATAGACCCAAAATTGAATCCTGGAACTGACGTTGACTGACACCTCAATGAAAGGGCTTCCGAATCACCCCCACCAATTGGGTTTACAAACATCACGTCCCACAAATAAGATCGTTGCGGATTAGTGAGATTTGCCTTTAACGCATCAATATTCATCCTAGTCATGGGTTGCCCTTACTAATTATATTCCTCTAGCCATAAGTTCTTCAAATGACGTACCCGTTGAGGTGCTTATTGTCCTAAGTTGTATAAACTCAGCAGCCCGCGAAGGCTTAACAAACACATCTACATTAAGTTGATTATCATCTATAATCACCGTTGCATTATTACTTTCATCACACACTACATTATACCCAAAATCACCACCCTCAGTTTGAAATGC